GAGGACATATAGTCCTAAGTTCAACATTGCTATTAACGCAATGAGGGAACAGATCGGAAAGAGGTCGGTCAAGGCTCCCACAAATGAACAGGTCAATATCCTCAATATGCTCAAGCTCAAGAAAAAACCGACTCAGGAGGAATGTGACAGAGTGGCTCAGTCCGTCTCAGACAATCCCATGGCTCTCTCTATTGTTACAGAGATTGCACAAGAGGCCGGGTATCTTGGAAACTATGCGTCCCTTTGTCCGGAGATCTCCAGCCAGGACGCTCTTAAGGGGGTGGATTCGATTCAGAAAAATCTCGCTGATTTCATGACAACGGATGCGTCACGAGCCTCCAGAATTGCCTCCCATTACAACGAAGATCATCACGGGACTCCTACTCCTCTTAGACGGGTCGATTTCAGCACAAGGGAGGAGGCATATCGTACCGTTTGCGGTTTCAACGAGGACTATCTGGGGAAGTTCTCCGCTCTGGTCGATGGAGGTGTTGATGATGGTGGACAGGAAATTTCTTGAGGGGCTGGGGCTGACTGATGAGCAAGTGTCCCTGATCGGGGACGCTCTCGACCGGGAGAGCCGGTATAGACGGATACTCCTCGATGAGAATGTTAATCCGGGGACTGTGGAGCTCATACTGAGAGCAACGGACTTGAATGAGGTCGATTTCAGCAACGAGAGCCTCCTCCGGGAGAAAGTCCGTGTTGAGTGGGAGCAATTCATACCACAAAAGAAAGTGTCAAAAGTAACGCATTTTTAAAAAGTATCAAACAATGGTTGAATCCATGTCCTTTTTGTGATAGTTTCAAATTACAGGAAAAAGCAACGTTAAATTTGATACTACATAGAAAGGACAGGGATTCATGAGTATTTACGGGTATGCACGAGTGAGCACAAAACAGCAGAATATAGAACGACAGATAAAGACCATAAAAGAAAAGTATCCCGATGCCGTCATCATTACGGAGAAATACACCGGAAAACGGATGGATCGTCCCGGATGGACAAAGCTCTATAAACAGCTCAAGCCCGGAGATACAGTCGTATTTGATGAGGTTTCGAGGATGAGCCGTGACGCTGAGGAGGGATTTGAGGTCTACAAAGAGCTCTTTAACAGGGGAGTCAACCTCATATTTATCAAAGAGCCTCATGTGAACACGAGCGTATACCGGGAGGCCGGGGACAAACAGATTGAGGTAAATTTACAATCTGGTTCTGATCCTATCGACCGTTTCGGTAACGGGATGATAAAGCTCGTCAATGAGTTACTCCTCGATTTGGCAAAAGAACAAATCAGACTCGCTTTCGGCCAGGCTCAGCATGAGCTCGATTTTAACCATCAGAGGACAAGGGAGGGAATAGCTATCGCCCGTCTCAATGGGAAACAGATCGGACAGAAACCGGGAGCAAAGCTGACAACAAAGAAGTCGATCAGGGCGAAAGAGATCATCCGGAAACACTCCCGGGATTTCGGAGGGAGTCTCTCGGATGAGGAAGTGAGAACGCTGATCGGATGCGCTCGAGGGAGCTATTACAAGTGGAAACGGGAGCTGAAAGCTCTTGATTCCGTAACGGAGGAGTCAGATTCCGGAGAAAAGAAAATAGAGGTCGAGCTGGAGCGTCTCCCGTCAGAGGATAAAGTTATTGAGGTTGATGTGGAGCACGTCCCGTCAGACGATAACGTGTCAGGTGTATTAATAGACTATCATTACGAAGAATAACCAGTATATAGAGCCCGTGGAGCGTGTTTTGAGCGTCCCACGGGTTTCTCTATGCCCTCAGAGAAACGAGCCTCAGAAAGCCTCTGATAAGGTCAATAATTGACGTTGTTCGGAGGCTGTGATAACCTTGAAAATAGGTTGTCAAAACGTTGCACAAGGTATTGTGACAACCTAAGTTGTGAGAGCTGAAAAACGAGATAAACAAAGGATTTTCTCATACTCACAACGTTGCACAAGGTGTTGTGACAACCTAAGTTGTGAGGGAGGAGGTGAGAGAGTGGACTTGATGACGCTCAAACAGTTTGCGGACGAGCAAGGGATAAGCTATGAGGCCGTCCGGAGAGCTGTGAAACGGCACGAGGACAAGCTGACAGGGCATGTTATTGAGAACGATGGTGTCCGGTATTTGGACGAGGAGGCTGTGAGGATTCTGAAAGAGCGACGGAGGGAGTCTCCGATCATAGTTCAGACTATGGATCAGGGGGAGGAAATCCGGGAGCTGAGGGCTCAGATTGAATCGTTACGGGCTCAGCTCATGCAAGCCCAGAACGAGCTCCTCAGCGGTAAGGACAGGATAATAGCACTCCAGGACGAGCTCAAGGCCGGGATAGAGGACAAAACAAAGTATCAGTTGCTCTTAACGGATCACGAGGAACAGAGAAAGAAGCTGAGAGAGGCTGAGGCAACTATCGAGGAGAAACAGGCCGATCTCGACTCAGAGAAGGAAATGAGGCAGTATCTCCAGCGTCAGAACGAGGAACAGGGGAAACAGATCGAGGAGCTCCGGAAAGAGGCTGACAGCTATGAAAAATCGTGGTTCGGGTTTTACCGAAAGAAGTGAGGGACATAATGAAAGAATATGATTATTTGTATTTCAAAAAAAACCTGTTAAAGAGGAAAACGAAACCATATCTCATGAGCAATGAACCATTGGCGAAAGAATGTTTCGAGCGGTTCAAAGAAGAATATCCCGGCTCAAGTATGCACGTCTATGACATCAGACAATATATCTGTTTGGATGACAGAGCACGTAAGAACCTCTTGAAACAGATAAAACAGCAAAAGAAAGAACAGGAACAGGCACTATTTGAGACGATGAAACTTATTAATGAGATAGAGAGGAGAATTGACAATGTATAATGTGGAGAAATTGATTGCTGAGGGTCAGGAAATCATGAAACAGAATCCGAGGAGGATGCCGGGAACGTATCAGATGGTGAACCAGAGAGAGCAGAGTGGGGACGTTTATCAGTATGGGACAGATATGTTCCTCATAGGACTTGCGATCGGGGCAAGGATAGGGGAAAAGAAAAACAGCGGTCTCGCAGAGGGCTAGTCCGTTGAACCGCTGTTTTGACAATTTCAGGGGTACGTGTGGGTGACAGACCGCCCTCACATACTTTGTCACGGGTATATTACCACAAGTGTGTAAAAATCCACAAGTGTGGAATAAGTCAAAAAAGACATATAAATTCAGCCAGGCCGGGACGGATCGGGCCCGGAAATAGTAGTTTCGAGGTCGGAAAAGACATAACTGCCACTTTGGGGAGTGGGTGCAAAGTGCACCAAAAAGAATGAGGAAACAAGAGAGTGCGTAAAACGAGGTGAGATATACATGGATATTATCTTTAAGGGGACTCAAGAGGAAATTGAGAAGTTCGTTAACGAGGTAATTCATCCAGTAGTATTAAAGCGTCAGAAAGAGACAGAGGGACATTATTTCAGAATAACGGAGGACAAGGGAGAGTATCTATCCAGAAAGAAGGACAACATAGTTACAAGACGGATCAGAGGGTATTTCCCGGGGAGATATTATGACGTAGATTACTATGCTGACTGGTATACAGACGGCAAGGATATTCTGGGAGATGAGACGTAAAAAACTACTGTGATTTGAGCGGATTGACATGAAAAACCAGTCCGCTTATAATCACAGAAAAAAGGTTAAAAAAAAGTATTGATAATATAACGTCCCGTGGTACACAAGGGCTTGTATAGGTGGCTGAATATGAACGCTATGACACGTTGGCTTGAGACATATTTCGATGAGGTAGAGCCGAGAGAATTTTATAGAGAGATCTTTCCGGAGGGCTCTTTTCAGAAAAAGGGAGAGCAAGAGTCCGGGACTTATAACGGGCTCTTGGTTGCTGTCCAGAATGAGAAAAACAAGGACGGGACTCCCAAGGTAAAGAAATTCATTGTAACGGATGATTTGGACATCATAGACGAGGTGTGTCAGACAGATGATTTCTGTTTGATGAGTCCTATTAGTTACGCTGGGAGATCTCGGACGGCTGAACACGCTCGTTTCTTGTATGCGTTTGCCGTGGATCTCGACCGCCTCCGGTATAAGGACGGGGAGCCGATTGGTCTGTTGAGCCTTTGGGAGAGACATATTGAGTTGATGGACAGGATACCCAAACCGACATTCATTGTCAGCTCCGGGACCGGGCTCCATTTGTACTATGTTCTGACTGATCCGATTGCTATGTTCAAGGATACATCTCAGCGACTTCAAGCGGTGAAAAGGGATCTCACGTCTCTTATATGGCATGATACCATAGTCGACATTGATTCTGTGAGGGATATTCAGCAAGAGGGCATCTATCAGGGGTTCCGTATTCCCGGGACGATCACAAAGACGGGGAGCCGGGCCCGGGCTTTCCTGACGGGAGAGAGGATCTCGATCGGGGAGCTCTTGCGATATACAGAGGGGTTCCGGAGAGACCGGGAGAAGCTGGAGGAGAAACAGTTTGTTAAGAAAAAGAGCCTGACGCTTGCCAAGGCGAAAGAGCTCTATCCTGACTGGTATGAGAGACGGATTGAGAAGAAAGAGCCCAAAGGGGTTTGGCACGTCTCCAGGAACGTCTATGAGTGGTGGAGGCGAAAGATCTTCGAGGGGGCAACGGTCGGGCATCGGTATTATTGCATCATGATGCTTTCTATATATGCCCGTAAATGCTCCATGTATGACGAGAAACATAATCCTAATCCGGTAACGCTGGAGGAGCTCGAGAGGGATGCTTTCGGGTTGCTCGATCACATGGAAAAGCTGACAAATGATGAGTCCAATCATTTCACAACGGACGATGTGTTGAAGGCTCTCGAGGCCTATAACGAGAAGTGGATCACGTACCCGAGAAACTCTGTCGAGAATAGATCCGGAATCCGGATTGATGCGAACAAGAGGAACGGGAGAAAACAGGTCGATCATTTGAGGAGAGCGAGGGCTGTTCAAGCTGTGGACTATCCCTCCGGAGAATGGAGAGAGGGGAACGGGAGGAAATCGAAAGAGGAGATTGTGAGAGAGTGGCTTCTGGCTCATCCCGGAGGAAAGAAAGCGGACTGTATACGGGATACCGGGTTGAGTAAACCGACCGTCTATAAATGGTGGAGAGCCTGAGAGGGCTCTCTTTTTTTTGCCTTGATACCCATATACGGGAGCGCATTTTCTACGGTTACACACACATTTATGTGGGGGTAAACGGAGAAGTGGATTTTTTTGAGAGTAATTTTTTATAATTTTCGTTTTCGGACATATAGGGAGTAAGAAGTGAAAAATGGAGTTTCTTCAAATCAGACAATCTTACATATAGATTGTGAGAGGACTGATTGATGGAGAGAAAGAAGGAGGACAGTTTTGTTTTACGAAAGAAAGATCATTTTTATGGTGGTAACGGATTTATCACACAAAAAGGAGGAAACAGACAGAAATGATCCGGAAAGGATCGAGAGAGGAGCACCGGGATAGGGTGCCAGGAATCAGAAAAACAGAACCTTAGATGTAAGTTCATCGGGCAGACAGTAGGACGGACAGACGCAACAGCAAACCAGAGGGAGAGCCGGAGCTGTCTCAGGCTGTAAATGACAAGGGCAGAACGTACCCGGGGGACGAGATCTCCGGAGCTGATCCATAACAGCGTTGTTAATAGTGGGATACCCGAGAGGGCTTTAACAGCTCTTTAAATCCATTTTAGGGGGGAGGTGAGGCAATGGGACACAAGAACAGGAAAACACTCGTTAAACAGGTCTCAGACGAGTTAGACGGTCAGTTTCGAGCCGGGAAAGGCCGTCAAAAACATATCGACAAACACGTTGAGGACGGCATGAAAGGCAGAATTTACACTGATACAACTCTGAAAAATTACAAAAAACATTGCTGTTATTTCGTGAAATACTGCAAAGAACAACATGGATGTAAGACGCTGGAGGAGTGCCGGGAGTATGTTTCGGAGTGGATGGGGACTCGATCGGAGCTCTCAGCGTGGACTCAGAAACTAGAGGGATGCGCTCTCGCTAAGATGTACAGATGCACGACTGAGGAGCTGGGGATTAAGACTCCTCCCAGAAAGCGGACGGACATCAAGAGGAGTCGGAGCCCGACCGAATATGATAAACATTTCTCGGAGGAGAAACACAAGGATATTGTGACGTTCGGGAAGTGCTCCGGACTGAGGAGGAGGGAGCTCGGACGGATCAGGGGGACGGCTCTCCTCCGGAAAGGGGACAGATACTATCTCCGTGTCACGGACGGAACAAAGGGACGGAGGTCAAGGGTCTCTCCGATCATGGGGACACCGGAGGAGGTCGGGTTGGTTGTGAGGTTGTGCCGGGAGGCTGGGGACGGGAGGATTTTCTCGAAAGTTCCTCATGCTATGGACGAGCACAGTTATAGGAAAGAGTATTGTAACAGGGTGTACCAGGCCGAAAAACGGCCTCTTGAGACGCTTTCGGAGAAACAGAAATATTATTGCCGGGGTGATATGAAAGGGGTCGTATACGACCGGAGAGCACTCCTCCGGGCATCTGAGGCACTCGGGCATAGTAGGATTTCGGTCGTACCGTCAAACTATACTCCGGATATGTAGTGTCAAAACAATGCACCGTTAAAAATAGCATTATAAAAGAGCCTGACATGATAGGTGTCAAGGCTCTTTTGTTGTATCACTCGCAAACCGTCAGATTTGATACTTATTATTTGCCGTCTGCGCTCCATGTGTGGTCAAGCTCCCGTCTGATCTCAACAAAATGGAGCTCAAGCTCTACTTTGTACGCTTTCCGTATGTCTGCCAGTTTTTTGTATGCGTATATAAGTTTTCCGTGCTCGTCAACGGTGACATATTTTGCACCGTGGTCGTTTTTGGGTGCTTTCCAAATTCTTATTGTTTTCATGGCTCCCTCCTCAGTCACATATATTTTCCAGTCATGAAATCACAGTATTCTTGTATTTTCTGTTCAAATTCTACCATTTCACGGGCTGTGAGTCGTTTGAGCTCGTTCCCGTCTCGATCGACAACAGAGTAATAGCAGTCTTTCCGGAGACGCTGGGAGGAATCAACGTGTTCTCCGGTTCTGTGCATGAACCTCAGAGATTTTCCTTGTTTCCGGAGGGAGTTCTCGATAACTCCCCACATACAATCAGCGGTCACGTCTTTTCGGTTTTGGATAGCATCAGCCCATTCATTGTGAGTGGGGTACTCGTCATATCCCATTAACCACTCTTTCCGGTATTTGGGAAAAGCCTTGATTATTTTATTACAGGTCTTTTCCGAGATCTTCCCGGATGCCATTGATCGAGAAAAGTTCTGGGGGAGCATATCTATATCATGAGCAAAGTCCTTGCGATTCTTGTATTTTTCCCACGTCATGAGATCCTCAATCCGTTCAACTCTCAAAAAATTATCATTTGTTTCAACTAACTTGTTATTTTCCATGCCTTTTCCCTCCGATTTCTCGCTTATATCGCTAAAAATAATCATTTGCGATTCTGTGATAATGTGACTCTAATCAAATATGATTATAAAATTGATCTATCGATAGGTCAAGAATTGAAGTTCAAGGGAAAGGAGGGGAGTCAATGAAAAATCTTGACATCAGAATAGCGGTCAAGGATAGCGGTCTGACATACAAGGCAATCGCTAAGGAAATAGGAATTTCTCCGGAGTGGCTCTGTCGGCTGATGAAAGCTGACTTGAGTCCTGAGAATCAAATTCGGATCATAACGGCGATCGACCGACTAAAGGCAAGGGAGGAAATGAAGAATGAGCAGAGATAGCTTTGTTCTCTATGCGGACTCCCTCGACATTCTTGATTTGCTCAGCGATGAACAAGCCGGTCAACTGTTCCGGACAATCCGGTGTTACGTCAGGGGAGAAGATCTCCCGGAGCTCGACCAGATAATCAAACTTGCCTTTATTCCGATCAAGAATCACCTGGACAGGGATGCTGAGAAATACGAGAGGATTTGCAAAAAACGGAGGGAAGTTGGGGCGCTGGGGGGAAGGCCTAAGAAACCATTAGGTTCTGACGAAAAGCAAAAGGTTTCAGAGGGAACCAAAAGGTTTTTAGAAAAACCAAAAAAACCCTTACCTGTTCCTGTACCTGATCCTGATCCTGTTCCTGTACCTGAGAATGAGCCTGTTCCTGATAAGTATATGGGTGACAAGTCACCCAAGAAGCGAGCAAGTCGCTTCACACCTCCCTCAATCGAAGAAGTAAGAGAGTATTGCCTTGAGAGAGGAAACGGCATAGATGCGGAACGGTTTGTTAATTTCTATGAGAGCAAGGGATGGATGGTCGGCAAGAATAAGATGAAGGACTGGAAGGCGTCTGTTAGGACTTGGGAACAGAAAAACAGTGACAATGGGCCGAAAGATATTGTTTCTCAACGTTTGGAGGCGCTAAAAAATTTTGGAGGTGATGGAAGTGGCTTATTTGACGGAAGTTGAGTTTAAACAGATTTTAGCCGGGATTCAGTGCGCATATCCTCGCTATGCGGTTGTCACATCAGACGAGGCGTTCAAGTTGTGGTATGCCTCGCTGAAAGACATTGATGCTGTCGCATTGAAGAAAGCAACTCAACAGCATATCATGACAAATTCGTTTCCTCCGTCAATCAGTGAGCTCAGACAGAGAGCCTACAACCTCACGTCCCCGGCTGATAATTTGGCAAGTGTCGAGTGGGATCGGCTCATGAGGGCGCTCAGTCATGCTCATGCACCGGACAGCGAGTCCGCTTGGGAGAATCTTCCCACGTTGACCAAAGAGCTGGTCGGGGGCTATCACAGCTTTCTTTCGTGGAGCGCTACGCCGACAGAACAGCTTGAGTCAGTACAGAGACCGATGTTCATCAAGAGGTTTGAGGCGAGAACCGCTCAGAACCGACAACAGGCATCGGCTCCGGTAAGGCTGAGAGATCCCAGGACGGAGCTGGAGACGAGACCTGTTCAGCAAATCGAGGCCCATGATGATTTTGAGCAGAGAGAAAAGATCGGGGCTCCTCCGGAGCTGATGAAGGCACTCAGACAGCGGTTGTCCGGAGATCGGAAAAACGAGTCCGCTTGAATGTCGGGAGCTGGATTATATGGAATATGGTTATTACTACGAGATCCGGGAGGTTGATCCGTTTTATAGACGGCTGGAGCCCGAAACAGGGTATTCAGTCCTCCGGTATCTCCAGATGGATGGACAGGAACCGATGTTAGTTGGTAGACGGTTTTTCGAGACGCTCGGGGGAGCCCGGGACTATGTGAGGAGGATGGAGGAAAGTGAGTCAAATCATGGAAAAGACAGAGAACAAGGCGGTCGATACCAGACGAAAGAACCAGGAGAGACGAGAGGCGAAACGTCACGAGCTCAACCAGATAAAGGACAGTATCCGTCACGCTATGGTACAGATCATTAATGATCCGGAGAGCACGAACGAGCAGAAACTCGAGGCCTCCGAGATTGTCCTCGAGCTTGTTAAGGGCTGGGAGGTGTTCTGATGGGGACAGCAAGACACTGGGAACAGGATGAGCGAGTTATCAGCGCATTTCTGACAAATTATCGGGCCGTGGACATCATGGCAGAAACCGGGCTCAGTAAGTCCACGGTGTACAAGCTCCGGAACAACCAGAAATTTCAAAAGGTTATCAAGGAAAGAAAACAGGCCATTTTAAAAACAGCGGTCAACAAAATGCAGTCCTATCTTACAAAGGACGTGGAAATTCTCCAAGAGATCATTGAAGATCCGGAGACGAGCCCTCAAGTCAAGATAAACGGGATTAAGGTTCTCATGGAACAGCTCCGGGATTGGACAATGACAACGGACATCATAAAGAGGCTTGAGGCTCTTGAAAATCCCTCTGAGGACGTGACAGAGACGTTTTAGGGGGTGACTGATGCGATTGACTGACAAGGAAGTGGAGAAGCGTCTGAGGGCCATTGAGAGCGTCAAGGGAGCCTCCAAGAAACGCCGGGAGACGGTTGAGCGGTTGGACATTACTCCTCATATTGCGGGCTGTTATATTCCGGTTCATGAGGATGTATGTCAGGGGGGTCACATGTTCTACAACCTCCCAGGGGGACGAGGCTCGGGGAAATCCTCTTTTATCGGACTCGAGCTCGTCAATCAGCTCATGAAAGACGAGACTCACATGAGTAACGCTCTTATCATCCGGAAATGGGCTGTCACGCTGAGGAGGTCGGTATTTGCACAAATCCAATGGGCCATTGACGTGCTCGGAGTGTCCTCAATGTGGGAGAGCACACTAAACCCGATGCAGTTCGTTTATGAGACGGGACAGATGATCTCTTTCACGGGGCTCGATGATACGACAAAGCTCAAGTCATTAAAGCCTCTCAAGGGCTATTATCGGTTTCTGTGGGTCGAGGAGTTCTCCGAGATCACGGGAGAGCCAGAGCTCCGGAGCTTGCAACAGTCCGTCCTCCGTGGTGGTGATCGGTTCACGGTGTTCAAGAGCTTCAATCCTCCAATATCAACAGCAAATTGGGCTAATCAGTATGTAGAGAGACCTGACGAGCGTTCTCTGACATTCCGGACGGACTATCGGATGATTCCGGTTGAGTGGTTGGGACAACCTTTCGTTGATGAGGCTGAGAGGCTCCGGGAGGTCAATGAGCGAGCTTATCAGCATGAGTATCTGGGACTCCCGGTCGGGTCGGGCTCGGAGGTGTTCCCGAATTTGGAGATTCGGAGGATAGAGGACGAGGAGATTCAGCGTCAGCAATATGTATATTGCGGTGTGGACTTTGGTTTTGCATCTGATCCAGCCTGTTGCGTCCGTGTCGGGTACGACCGGAGGACGGAGACGATCCTGTTCATGGATGAGCTATATCAGACTCACTTGAGTAATGAGGCTCTTGCAAACCTCATCATAGAGAAAGGGCTCAACAAGTGGGACAACGCTCCGTCATACTTTTCCCCTATATATCGGACGTATTACAGAGAGGAAATGACAGTAATTTGTGACAGTGCGGAACCGAAATCAATAGCAGATCTCCGGAACTATGGTATCAAGTGCCGAAAGTGCCACAAGGAACCGGGGTGTGTACAGTACCGGATAAAGTGGCTCCAGCATAGAAAAATAGTGATTGATCCGGAGCGGACTCCGGAGAGTGCTCGGGAGTTCAGAAACTACTCATACAAAATAGACAAGGGGACGGGGGCCGTCACGAGTGATCTCCCGGATAAGGACAATCACAGTATTGATGCGCTCGCTTATTCCTTGAATGATGAAATTTATGATTCTGACAAATCAGCATAGAGGAGGAGACAATGGGAAAATTACGGATTCATTGTGGTAACTGTGGGGAATCATGGGAGATGGAGTCCCGTGATGATGGAGTCTATCAGGATAAGCTCAGGACGTGCCCGGAATGTGGAGAGAGCATAGATTTCGGGACATGGGAGAAGGTCGTTAATGCTTTTGACGGGATTGATGAGGCATCAGAGGAGCTTGCTTTCGATCACAAGTCTCTCCACCAGACACTTTTTACAATCGACTATGTAGGAGGAAATGATGGGTCGTTTGCGGATTAGATGCGGTAAGTGTGGGAATAGCTGGGAAGTCTATCACCGGGATAACTGGAAAGACTGGAGAGCTCGGACGTGTCCCGTCTGCGGTGAATCGGTCGATGAACAGTCATGGGAGGGAGTGCTGAGAGGGTTTCACGAGCTCGAGGACGCTAATCTTGAGCTCATAAAAGATCACTCTCAGGCCCACAAAACGATGTTTGCGGTCGATTACGTAGCAGACCGGGAGAAAGAGTCCTCAGATCTCCGAGAGGAGTTTGAGGAGCTCCGGGAAAACCTCGAGAGAATGGAGAAAGAAATCAACACACTGTTTTATGGAGTGGAGGGATAAGGAATGATTAAG